CGTTCGTCTGCTTCGCGATCCCGACGATGTAGTTGTTGGACGGGGAAACGATCGGCATTTGTTACGCCTCCTTCGACTCGTCGAAGCTGACCTTGCTCGTGGCATCGAGCGCGAGATGATCGAGGACCCATGCCTCGTTCTCGTCCTTCGTCGAGTACGACCCCGTCTTGAACGAGATCGGCCCGATCGCCTCGCCGTTCGGCCCCGAACCTGAAACGGACACGGTCTTGTCCTTACAGATGTACGTCGGCATGGACCCTCCTGGTCAGACGGCGTGGATGTGACGGAACGACGCGATGGTCAGCGTGAACCACCGAACCCCGGTGGCCTTGCTGGGGAACGTGGTGCCGAGGTAGCGGGTCATGTGCGCGCCCCCAAACTGGATGTTCGCCACGATGTAGAACCGCGCGCGCACCGCGTTGTGCAACGTGAACAGCGCCGCGCTTGCCACCTCGTCCCGAACGCCCGTCCCGCCCTCGGTTCCGATGTGCTCCCAGTACGAGACGGCGAATCGCTGCTCGAGCTCATCGCTCCCCGGCCCCGTCGTCAGCGCGCGGGCCGACTCAGCGCCTTCGACCGCGGGCCAGACCGCGAGATGACTGCCGTCCCCGGGGGAAGCCTGCATGTCCTGCGGGTCCCAGGGCTCGTAGCGGTGGATGTTCCCCGCCGGGATGGCGCTGATCGCCGCGACGTTGGCCCGCAGGTCGGCGATGATCGCGTCGCACGTCGTCTGGAAGTCCGAGCTCACACGAGACCTCGCATCGCCGCGGCGGCATGGCGCCGGTACGCGGTCGGCCACAGCCCCAGCGTCGGCCGCAGGAACGGTTCGGCAGGTGAACCGGGGTGCTTGACCGAGCCGCGGACGAAACTCCCGTCGGCCAGCTTGAGCACGCCGAGCTCGCCTTTCTTCGGGGTGATCGTGTGCGGGTGCGCGCCGCCCTCGATGATCTTGCCCAGCGGATGCGGAGTGCCGAGCGTCGCCGAGCTGCCCGTCGGAATGGCGCGAATCGTCGCCGCGACCGCCTTCGATTTGCACTTCGCCTGGGCGACGTGCTGCAGGTCAAGCGCCGCGGGGGCGACCGCCGCGATGAGCCTGGCGGTCAGCGGCTCCGGGCGCCAGATGACGGTCGCGCCGACCACGACTATCCCTGCCCGTTGCCGGGCCGGACGATCTTGCTGATCGGAACCACGAGATCGGGCTTCGCCCCGAGGAGATCGTTCAGGTCGAGGATCAGCCGCCGTTCCTTGTACGCCTTCATGATGGCCTCGGCGGCGTGCTTGGGGCGATCTCCCCCGGAGGCGAGCGGGACCGAGACCGGCCCGGCCTGGGCGACGAGAACGGCCTCGCCCTCCGGGGTGACCCCCATCCCGATCGCGAACGTCTGGTCGGTGTTCACCATCGTGTTTCCGTCTTCGTTGACGATGAGCATGGTTCTTCCCCCTGTTAGTCCGATAGCGGCACACGCCGCGCGTTGAGTACCTGATCGACCGACGGGATGCCGGTCGGAGCGTTCGGCCCCGGCGTCGACAGCGAGATCGTCGTGAACTCCTGCCGAACCTCAGTGGCCTGCGGTGGGATGCCGCTCGCGAGCCCGAGCGCGTTGTCGCGAATCGCGGTGAGCGCCGCCTGGCGCATCTCGGAGTCGGGGCCGTCGAAGCCGTGCTCGTAGATGATCTCGATGTTCCGGTTCCCCGACGGGAACGACGTCGGCGAGATGATGAACCCGTCGGACCCGTCGTCCTCGTACAGGTCCCAGGTCGTCGTCGTCTGAGCCGCCCCGTCGAACTTCGCCGAGATGATCCTGGTCGGCCGGTTGTGCCGGAGTTTCAGCTTGCTCGATCCATTGCCGTCGAGCACGTCGCGCGCGTACCGCGGGACGAACGCCACGCCGCAGTGGGCCTCGGCCTTGTCCTCGAACCACTGGCGCGACTCGGCGAGTTTGAAGTTGGGGAACGCGGCCACGTCCGAGAGTCCCTGCAGCGCGCGAATGTCGGCCAGCGCGGCGTAGTACCCGCCGACGACCTCGACATAAGACTCCTGCTGCTGCACTACGCCACCGAACGTGCCCTCCCAAACGAGATGGAACCGTTCAAGATTGGTCTGCGGTGCCAGCGTGTAGATGTAGTGACCCGTCACGCCCGGACTCGTCGCGGCGTCGGTGGTGAAGATCGTGCCGTCGGCACGGAAGATATCCACGGTGACGGCGCCGTCGGCGTTGGTCGGCGTCGTGCCGACGTAGAACACCACCTCGGGCTGTCCTCGGGTGTTACGAACGACGCGCTGCGCGATCACCTACCGGCCTCCCCCGGCCATCCGCGGCCAGCGTGAGTGAGCATCGTCGCGACCAGGTCCCATATCGAGCCCTCGTGGCGCGGGTAACTCTCGACGACGGACGTGCCGACGAGCTTGTGGGTCGCCTGCGGATGATCGAACGTCGAGCGAGGGTTCGGCTCGACCTCCCAGTACGAGTGGAACGATCGCAACGAGAGGTCCGCCTCCTTCGGGTCGAGGTGGCAGACCCTCCCGTGGGCCACGAGCTCGGGCGTCGACTCCTCGTCGTCGAGCCACTCGACCGTGATGCGCCAGACCACCTACCGCTGCTCGCCCGGCGCCGCCGTTGCCGACTCGACCTCAGGTCGGTCGACATCATCCATCCGCTCGAAGAACTGCGGGTACGCCTTGACCGCCGGATGCGAGCCCCGCACGAGCTCCCCCTGCTTCATCGAGCCGGAGAACTCCTTACCGGCTGCGTGGAAGCCACCCGGCTCGCTCACGCGGTACCAGTCACTCGACGCGCGCTTCCTCGGAGCTCGCCGCGTCGTCGTGGCTCGCTTCTTCGCTGTCGCCATCGTTCCTCCCTTCCGGGGCGGGCAGGGACCACCCTGGCCCCTGCCCCAAGAAGATGCCCCGGTTCTCGGTGTTACGTCTGCAGCGTGCGGAACGCGTTCGCGCTCAGCACCTTCGACCCGTTCCTCCACAGGAAGTAGAGGCCGCGCTGGCCGGTCGGGAAGTGGCCCGTGCCGACGAGGTGCGGGATCAGGTCCGCCGTCATGCCGATCCGGTCGACGATCGTGAAGTACGGGTTGAACTGACCCATCACGAGAATCTCCGAGCCGGTGGTCAGCACCGCGTCCATCGCCGAGTTCTCGTAGGTCGGGTACGCGAGGACTCCGTATCCCACGTTCCCGGGAGTCGGCACCTGGTTGTTGAGGCCCTGCCCGACACCGGGGTACGGGAGCCAGTTGGCGGACCCGCCCGCGGAGTCGAACTGCCGGACCTTGTTCAGGATGGTCCGGTTCCCGGTGACCGACGCCCGTGCACGGAACCTCGGAGGCAGCGCCTCCTCGAGCTTGTAGAGGTCCGCGACGACGAACGTGGCGGTCGTGGTCGTGATGACCAGCGTGGTCGCGCCGACGATCAGCCCGAACGGCTGGTTCGTACCCGTACCGAGGGTGAACTTGTCCGACTCGAGGTCGTCCTTCGCGTCGGCCACCTCGGCGAGCATCTCGGTCTCGATCGCACCCCAGTCCTGGTCGACCTCAATCGAGAACGGCACGAACGCCTGCGCCCGGTGAGCGTCGATCGTCGGCTGGGCGAGGGTCGGCGTGTTGTCCGATGCCTCCGTGCCCTCTGCCGCGTATGCCGCCGTGACGCCCGCGGACGTCGCGCCGCGCCAGTTCTTCACCGTCGTCTGCACGACTCGGCTGATCGCCCGGTACGGGTTCACCGTCGAGTTCGAGATCGGGATGACGGTTGGGTCGAGCTGGAACGGAACCGGCAGGCCGGTCGACGCCAGGGTGAACGCGCGCTGCTCCCACCCCTTCGCCGCCTGGATCGAGTGTGCCTCGTCGGGACTGTGCATCGCCGGAGCGGGCGAGGACATCGCGAACTTCGCGAACGCCCTCCGGTACGTCGGCGACCCGACCGCGAGGAAGTACCCGGCGAGCCGCCCGTCACGGCCGAACTCGCCCTGCACGTCGTCATCGGAGCCCTCGATCTTCTCGATGAGCCCGACGACGGCCTGCTGCGCGTCCTCCCGCGTCACGCCCCGGCCGGGCGGGATCGGGAACGACGTCGACTCGACGGCGCGCTTGAGCCCGTCGCGCAGCAGCCGCGCCTCCTGTTCCTCGGTGTGGGCCGCCTTCCGGTATGCCGAGAGATCGTAGACGTCCTCCGGCGCCTTCGGGCCACGCCCCCGATCGGCGGACACGGTACGGATCGCGTTATCGCCCGATTCGACACGCTCCTCCTTCTTGGCCGACTCGGCGATCTTGTCCATCCGCTTGCGGAGGTGCTTCTGCCTCTCGGCGATCGCCTCCTCCTCCTCCTCGAGCCCTGCCCACTCCTGCATGACCTCGACCGGGAACGTCGTCCCCGCGTACTCGGCGTCGAGGTACTGGAACCGCGCCTTGATCTCGTTGGCACGGTGGGCGAGCAACTCGAGCGTGTTGAACCGCTCGATGTCCACTGCCATCTCTGCCTCCTTCGTTTCGTCCGGCTTCGGCTCGGACTCAGCCTTGGGAGGCTTGTCGTCCTTGCTCTTGTCCGCTGTCGGGATGTCTGCGGTCGTGAGACCGCGTCGGTAGTCGATGATCGCGGCGAGCCGCTTCGGATCGGCCGTGAGCTCGCCGAACAGGAACTCGTCGGTCATGGATCGAACGCCAGCCGTCGCCCCTTCGTACTGCGGGAACGTCACCGGGCCGAACTCGCCGACCTCGGCCTCCTTGACCGTCCGCTCGGGAAGTCCCTGCGGGTTGTGGTCGGCGACTCCGGGCTCCTCGACCCACTCCTCGCGCAGCACGCGGAAGCGGTAGGACGATCCGTACACCCCGGCGCGCAGCCCTTCCATGACGAGCGGCGGCACCGACGGGAACAGACCGACCTCGTAGGCCACGCCACGGTCGTCCTCCCCGAGCTCGTTGATCGTGCCGAGCACCTTGTCGCCGAGATCGGGGTCGCTGCCGTGGTTCAGCGTGACCTTCATCCGGTCCCGGTTCGAGCTGATCGTCTTCGAGAAAGCGCCGGGGGCGTTGCGCTCGAGGAAGTGGCCCTCCCACATTGAGTTGACCTCGGTCCACTCGTCGAAGACGGCGAAGTGACCGGCGAGCACGGGCAGCCCGCCCGCCCCCGCGTCGCGGACCTCGTACCCGGCCCCCGGAGCGATCGCTCGGACGAGGTTCTCGCGGGGAGGCCGTCCGACGTGTTGCTTCTCCATGACCATGCCGATGTCCTTTCGCTATTCGACAGGTGCCGCGATGGCGGGTGCGACCTTCCCGTTCGCGGGCGCGGGCGTCACGTCCTGAACCTGCACCGTGGGGCGGTGCGTGTGCTTGAGCAGGTTGTAATCGTTCGCCGTCACGGCCTCGGTTACCGAGTCCGGCTCGTAGCCCGCGTCGATCAGTTGCTTCATCGCCGAGGACTGCGCGACCTGGATGTCGGCCAAGTCCTTTCGGTCCTCCTGCAGGAAGGCGATATCGCGCTCGTCGTACCAGAGCTCGGCCCTGCCGGAGGTGACCTGCGGCGTGTTGACGATCCACTCGAGCGATCCGGCGACGTTGCGCCACAGTGGCCGCATCGTGAGGTCGGCGAACCGTCGACGCGCCTGGCCGTAGTTGGAGTACGTCGCGGCTTGCAGACCCTCAGATGAACCGATGATGACCGGAGGAACGCCCGCCGCCATGCAGATGCGCGTTTCCCCGGCACCCTGGACCGCCTTGAAATCCGACTGCCGCAGAGTCGAGCCGATGACGTCGGGATCGAACCCGGACTGCACGAACCACGCCTTGCCAGCGTTGGCGGCGTCCTCGTGCCCCTCGCGGTACATCTTCACGACGGCGTCGAACAGCTCCTTCGTAACCGTCGTGTCGGTCTTCACGATCATGTTCGGGGTCCCGCCCTGGCGGAACATCGAATCCTTGTGCGACGTCGCGGCTGCGTCCGCGTCGATCTCGCGCAGGACCGGCGTGAGCCATGACATCCCCAGGCGCGGCGACAGCGGATCGGGCAGCGGCGCGAAGTGCGCCACCTCCTCGACAGGGAACGTGCGCACGGGATTCCCGGCGCGCGGGCCGCCCGGCTGGTACAGATAACCCTGCAGCTCTGTCTCCGGCTCCCAGGGGTCACCGTCGTACACGAGCGAGACCCAGTCCGGCCGCAGGCGCGCAAGCTCCTCGCCCTGCAAACGCTCGAACGAGTTACCCGCGAAGTCGGCATCGAGCATCATCCGCGCGAGCAAGTCGCCGGTCGTGCCCCCGGGCCACGGATCGTTCAGCGGTTTCAGGGCGGTCGTCCCGAACAGTTGCCCCGGACGCCCGTTCGTCATCTTCCGAAACTGGAACCGCGCCTCGGTGAACAGCATGAGCCGTGCGAGCTCGCAGGCGAACACGACCCCGTTGCCCATGTAGGCGCCGCGGACGAACGACTCGAACCCCGAGCCGACTTTCTCGGTGTCGTTCTCGAGCGTCCCGCCCCGGAGCCCGTAGGCGTTCCCTCCGAACGCCATGATCGTGTCGTTGATCCAGTCCTGCAGGGAGTACCGCTGCTCGACCGGGGACGCGGGCGACCGCGCCCACATCCACTTGTCGAGCCGCTCCATCACGCCCATGCCATCATCGGCTCCCTCTCGGTCCCGAACTCGGCGGCCGCGGCCTGGTGCACCATCGCTGCGGCAACCAGCGCGTCGATCACGCGCATGTCGTTGTCCCCGCTGTCGTGCACCTGCGAGGCCCGGGCGAACCGCGTTCCCTCGTCGCGCACCTTCGCGACTGCGTTGAGCGCGTGCCGCGTGAGGTTCGCGTCGCCGGTGTGGTGCAGCCACCCCTCGCGGAGCGCCTCCATGAACTTCTCGTAATCCAGCGCCAGCACCTTCGGCATATGCGTCTGCGCGACGACGCGACACCCGAGCTGCGTCTCGGCCCACACCGAGAGTTGCTCGGCGCGCGTCGTGTCCATGACGAGCGTGTGGATCGGGTTCCGCTTGTGCAGCCGCGTCAGCGCGTCCTCGACGTCGCCCGGTTCGAGCGATGTTCCGTCACGCGGGGGCACCAGCACGTCGGCCGGGCCGAGCAGTCGGAACCCGTGCTCGCGTATCCACAGCGGCACCAGCGCCGTCGTGTCCCATTTCCACGCCACATCGAGCCCCGCCCACACCGGGACGCCCTTGGGGATCACATCGTCGACCTTCGCGGCGTACCACTCGACCTCGGTGATCGCCGCGTTCTCCGAGCGCGTGGGCAGGTTGCACACGAACCGGCGCCAATGGCCGGGTGTCATCGTCGGAGATGCTTTCTTCCGGGCCAGCATCGGCACGGTGATCGCCGCGAGCGGGTTCGCGCGCTTCACGAGCTCGAGATCGTCGACGTCGCCGTCCTCGGGCAGCGCGTACTCGTGCAGCACGATCGAGTCCGACGCCGCGCGCACGAACGTCTCGGTGCGCTCAATGTCGGTCGCGCCCTGGCGGATCGCCTCACGCGTGGTCTCGAACTCCGAACCAGGCTCACCGGCCGTCGAGATAGCGATGAGCTGCGCGTTTCGCTTCTCGAGCTTGCCGCGCCACGTCCGGTACAGGTTCAGGTTCCGATGGCGGTGGAGCTCGTCGAGCAGCGCCGCGCCCTTCGGGACGATCCCGTCCCCGGTGCGGTCGTCCGCCGCGAAGATTTGCAGCCGCGAGCGGTTCTCGTCGAATCGGATGCGCCGGTAGCCCGGCAGACACTTGAACCCGACGAGCTGCTCCGACCGAACGACCATGCCCTCGGCCTGCAGGTACAGAATCTCGGCCTGCTCCCGCGAGCTCGCCGCCGCGGGGACGCTCGCCTCGTCCACGAACTCGAGGGTGTAGAGCGCGAACCCACCGACGAGCGTGGTCTTCGCGTTGCCCTCGGGCACGACCAGCCAGTTCTCCGGGCGGCCCTCGAACACGTCGGCCAGGAACAGCTCCTGGAAGTCCTCCGGCACCCACGGGTCACCGTTATCGAGCGTGATCCGCCGCGCCCACCACCGGAAGTGCTCGAGCGTGAACGGCTCGGCCGTGGTGGTCTTCCGGCCGGTCACCCGAGCTCAAGGTCCCAAGCCTCGACCTGGGGGCCGAACCCCACCGGCCGCGACTCGTGCGCCACCAGCAGTCCATCCGAGCGCTCGGTCGTGTAGACCGTCTTCGATTCGGCAGGCGCCTGGTCAAGCTGGGCGGTCTGCCCTCGCTCGAGACGTGCGGGGTGCGGCGTGCTCGAACGGCGGATCGGGTCGCGTGGTCTCACGATGCCTCCCTGGTTTCCGGCCGGTCACGGTTCGAGCGTGCCGATCTCGACATCCTCGACATGGATGCTGAACGGGAGGGCTTGATCCGACAGCTTCCGCCCGTCAGCCCAGACCGTGACCCTCGGCAGGGTCAGCAGCCACCCCGCGAGCCTCGCCGCCCACATCCGCCGGACCCGGGCTGTCAGATGGACGGTGCACTTCTCAGGCACGAGACCTCCGAT